CCCGATACACCAATAGCATCACCAACGGCAGAATCATAGATCCTTATCGATTCTGAAGCATCAATAAATCCAGAATCCAATTTAGCCAGTGCCTCGTCAACCCCGCCATGAATTTTGATTGACTTATCAGCCATTTTAGACTCTTCAGCGATGGCAGCAGACAAGTCGTAAACTTCATTAGTTATCGGAGGAAGGATGGCAACAGCTTCAGCGACAGCGTTTTTCCAGTTACTAAGTTTATTAACACTCGCATCGAGCCTCTCGTTGAGATTCTCGAATAAATCCGACAAACCAGAAACGCTCGTTGAGAATGATCCAGCAATATACCCACCGACCAACTCCATTGTATCGCCAAACGTATTAAGCAACGCTTGACGCTTCCCTCCAAATGTTTCTCGCATTGCTCTGGCAGATCCACCGAATTGACTTTCAAGCTCGCCAAGTATCACACTTTGAGCTTTAGACATCTGATTCGTCTCAGCAAAGAATTTAATCATTTTCTTTTGCTCTTTGCTAAACGTAATCCCGACTCGAGTCATCGCAGATATACCAGTAACGGGATCATTAAGAGCTTTGCCTAACTGGATTGCACTTTCTTTTAATCCCTGATTCATTGCAGTAGATAAATCAAGGATTGCCTCTGTTGTCCTTTCAAAAACATCGCTTTTGATATTCTTGAAAGTTAGCAGAAGTGCTTGCATTCCAATTGTAGCCTCATCCCCGAAGGTGGTTACTGACTGAAGATGAGTTGCCATATCTTGTAACTCGCGGGATGTTTCACCAGCGACATATCCGGTTGATTCAAGAGCTGCGTTTAATTGTCGAACGGCTTGCTCTTGAGTTTCGAATACAGAGATCGCTTTCTTCGCAAAATTAAGCGCACCAACAGCAATGATCGTCGCACCCGCTGCTTTAAAGAGGCTGGTCATCCGATCAGTAGATTTTTTAGTTAAGCTCTCAGCTCGCTTAAAGTCACGAGCCAACCCTTTTGTCGGGGCATCGATCTCAACCTTAGTTTTTCCTAATGCTGGTAAATTATTAGGCATTGAGATCCCTCAAAATTTGCTCTGCTTTTTTGCCAGCGTCTATCAACGTTTCGGTGTCCTCTTTTGTCAATGGTTTTGGTTTATTGATGAGCTTATCAAGTTCTGGAATCTTTTTCTGCCTCATAAGGCTGGAAGTCAACCAAGCAAGATGAATACGCTCTTTGCGCCCACGCTCATAATAGGATTCTATCACCATTCTCAATTCATGAGGAGTCAATGACCAGATTTGATCAATTCCCAACCCGACTAACAACCCCTCGCGAATTATATCATCCCAACCTGTGCCTCCGGATTCACCGGAGGCATCTAAGGGAGTTTGGTATCATCCTTTTTATCGTCGACTTTCGGAGGTTCGTCTGCTCCGAATATTGCTCGAGATAATGCAAGCGATACCTGACCGATCATTTCGTTGATCGGAACATCAATGTCATTAACCTCATCCTCGGTGACACCGCATCCAATCGCGACGATTTTCCTTATAGACCTGACGCTTCCTGCTTTCTGAAAAACCTGAACATATGACTCAATCTCAAGTTCTTCCTCAAGTTGTGCAAGCTTGTCGAGATCGAACCGCATTTTCAAATTACCTAACTGAACAACTGCCCGATGTTTAGTTTCCATTAAGCCCACTCTGAAGTTTTTTGGAATGTTGCATTCCACGTCACCACATCTTGATCTGGTGCATTAACGGTGAGACCAGTACACAAAGCTGTGGCCGTGTAGTTTGTACCCACAGCATCAGTCCTGACCAATGTGACCTCTGTGCCGTTTTCCCTTGCTGATTGTACCGCAAGTTGTGCAGCATCGTCATAAATATATAACGCATCCAGCGTCACCGTTCCAGAGGTACGTCCACCAAGACCGTCCTCATGTCGCGCATCTTTCGTTGAAGTGTCAATGAATGCGAGAGCATCATCAACAGACACATCCCGCTGTGATGCAACAGCTACTCCACCGACGGTGATGGTAATTGTCGATCCGTTTACTCCTGCCACGATTTCTCCTAAACTTTTGTCATCTTAAATGCTGCCATAGTCACTGTTGTGACCGATGAGCATATGATAGTGCACTTTCCACTGCTATTAAATCTTGCTGGTGGACATTGAAACATCCGCTCCTCACCCGCTGGAATAGCGATGGTAACGTCAGGAAGCAAGATGTCACCAAATCCCTTCATGAACACGCTCGATTCCGAAGCCTGAATTACAGCGTCTATCGAACCACCACTCCCGTTTTTGATATGAACAAACGTCCGGTCATCATTAGCGAACTGATCACCTTCAGTAACCGTTGCAGCCGTGTATGCGGGTTCAACCCCGCTTTCATCGAGATCAAGAACAGTCAATATTGTTGCAGCCATTTAATCTGCCTCCATTCTAAAACTACATGTTACGATTAATCCATAAACTCCATCCTCGACAGGAGCAGGGAATGGACCCGATGCCTCCGCCACGATGGTTGTGTATCCTGTCACTACTAAAGAAAATCTGTGTAATAAAGTTCTGACTCGCTCTGCGATCGCTTCAACACCAACCATGCTTCCGGTTCGTAACGTATAACAGCGGATATCCCACGTTATTGCGCGCCCTCGAGTCTGCTTAGTATCGTCCGAAGTGTCGGACACCTTTGAAATTATAATATATGGGTAAATTGCATCACCCGGTATCGGTTCAATTGTAAAAATAGCATGCCCGGCATTCGGGACATCATCACTATAATCAGCAAGCAATGATGTGAGTGTCGCATCATTATTCAACCTGTTGTAAATGCCAGTAGTAAAAACACTCATATTCGTTTCCCTGTTGCGATGATTCGCAATATTATCTTTCTATCCCCAATCACCACCCGCCTGATATAAGGACGGGGTTCCATTTTTGAAGTACCAAGCTCTAAATAAAGTCCGTAACCATCAGCAACACCTTTTCGTATTCCGACGAATCCGCTCACTCCGTTTATATTGCGTTTAACCTGATAGCTCACATTATTCCG